TCATCACGGCGAAGGCGCTGGTGAAGGCCTCACGCAGGAAGGTGCGGAAGGCTTCGTCCTTCATGTGGTCGTTTTTGATCTTGCCGGCCAGCTTCGACTCGTAGTTGACGTTGTACGGCGGATCGGTCCAGCAGGCATCGACCATCAGCCCGGCCATCAGCGTGTCGACGGCGGTGATCGAGGTCGAATCGCCGCAGTGCAGGCGGTGGGTGCCGAGGATCCAGGTGTCACCCGGCACACTGACCGGCTCGGCCACGTCCGGCGCGTCGTCGGGATCGGTGAGGCCGGGCTTCTCCGGCTCGCCGGCGAACATCGCGGTCATTTCGTCGTTGCTAAATCCGGTCAACTCGATGTCGAAACCGAACTCGCTGAGCGCCTCCAGCTCGACCTTGAGCATGGCCTCGTCCCAGCCGGCGTTGAGTGCCAATTTATTGTCGGCAATCACATAGGCGCGGCGCTGGGTTTCGCTCAGACCGACCAGGGTGATGGTCGGCACCTGGGCCATGCCCAACTTACCTGCGGCGAGCACCCGACCATGGCCGGCAATGAGGCCACCGTCCTCGTCGATCAACACCGGGTTGGTGAACCCGAACTCGGTGATCGAGGCGGCGATCTGCGCGACCTGCGCCGCGTCATGGGTGCGGCTGTTGCGGGCATAGGGTACGAGCTCGCCTAGCGCTCGGTAGGCGATTTTAAGCTGGTTTTTCACGCGGTAGACCCCCGGTCCGTTTTTCGCGGTTGTGCGTAAAGAGGGGAGCGATCGGTTTCCGCTGAGCTAGGTTCTGAGGTTTTTCACCCCCCCCTCCCCTTTGGTGCCCGCGACCCCGCTGGATCAGCTCTGGACGGGGTAGCCGTCGAGGCCGATGGTCTGTCGATGCCGATAGCCGAGGTCGGCCGCGGTCTTCTTCTCATGGCAGCCGTTGACCCCGTTGCAGAGCACCTGACAGTTGGCCTCGGTGTCCTCGCCGCCCTTGAACAGCGGCACGCGGTGGTCCAGCTCGAAGCCGGACGGGAAGTCCACGACCCGGCCACACACAGAGCACGTCGGGTCTTGGGTCCAGACGCTCAGGCGGCGCTTCTGCAGGGCGCGGCCAGTGATTCGGGGGCTGCCGTCATGCCGACGCAGCCGCTTAGCCGGGGCGCTCATCAGCCCAGACCGGTCAGTTGCAAGACCGCACCGACCAGGCCAGCACCGCACGCACCGAAAAAGGCGCCCAACAACAGCGGACTCAACCGCGGCGGCGGGCAACCGATCAACGCCTCGCCCGGCACCTCCAGCAGCTGAGCACCACAGCCTTCAGCGGTCACCAGCAGCTCCGCGCCGATCTTGTCGGCCGTCTCCTGGTACAGCGCACGGCGCGACGTGCGCGCCTCATTGGTAATGCTGCCCGCTTCAGAAACGACCAGCAGCAATCGGGCTTGCGTCATGAAAGACCTCGAACGAACAAAGGAAGGGTTACGCCCCCGGACTGGCCGGCGGCACCTTGGTATTGGCGTAGCGATCCGCCAAGGCGGTGATCTTCTTCACGCCCAAGGTGCCGACCAGGGCACCCACGGCCGCGGCCATGGCGGCCGGCAGGTTGAAGTAGCCCAGCAGCGGGAACAGCCCGGCGGTGATGGCCCCGCACAGGCAGCCTTCGAGCAACCCCGCGCGCCAACCGGCGCCGCTGTACATCACCCGCAAGAAGGCGATCCAGCACGACAACAGGCCGGCATACAGCAACGGCGCGTGTTGTCGGAGCTCGGCGAGCAGCCAGGCCCAGGTGTCAGGTTTATCCGGCATGGTCAGGCGCTCGTCAGGGGCTCCAGGCAGTGGAGCAGGCATAAAAAAACCCCCAGGGCTGGGGAGGCCTGGGGGTTGAGGGTGCAGCAAAGGTGCATCGCCGCGTCCGCAAGAACACCACGATGGAGCAAATCCTAGAGTAAACGGCCACGGCTGTAAACAGTATTACTGTAAAAAAACAGTAAATCTGTCTAACCGCCCTTTTGTCAATCTTTACCGCTGTGACCTGTCACAACTGCATAGCGCGCTCCAGTTGCGCCCGTCCGCACACGGCCACCTCCGCCCGCCAGAAACCACCACAGCCCTGCGGCAGCGGCTTGCGGCATTGCCCGCAGACCCGCCCGGCGACCAACCCCTGTTGCTGCTGGAGCCAGGCATGGTCACGGCGCAACAAGGTGGCCAGATACTCGACGGCGCTGTACGGCTCATCACCGCCACGGGCCTGCTGACCTTCGCGGAGCATGGCCAGCTCCACCGGGCCCAGGCGCAGCGACAGCACTTCAATGCCGGCCGCGTCATCGCGCTCACGCTGCTCGGCCTTGCGGATCGCCTCGGGGCTGCGGCCATCGTTAGCGGCAGCCATGCTCAATACTCCTGCGCTTCGGCCAGGCGCTGCCGGCGGCGTTCTTCATAGCCCTCGATGTCCAGGTCATCCGCTTCAGGCTCCTGCCGATTGCACGGGTCGCAGATCCAGCGACCCGCAATCTTGGTCCTCGGGAATTCAGTCAGGCCGCAGTTGCCACACCGAAGATCCCGCTCGCCATTGCGCTGCTTTTGCATATTTAGATCCTCTTATACGTTAGGTTGAGAAAAGGCCGCGGCGGCCAGCACGGCCGCGGTCTGCGCGGGGGTGGCCTCCGCCGCCAATCTTGCCGGGATCACACCGTGCAGGGCGGCAAAGCCGCGCTCATCGAGCCAGGCGTGCCAGCGCTCCAGGGCCTCACGCTTGCGCACCAGGGCGGTGGTTTGCACATAGGTCGCTTCGAGGGTCGGTAGGGCTTGGTTGAGCAACAGCCGGCCAACCACCGAATCCACGCCCAACTCGGCCCAGGTGGTGCGGGCCAGTTTGCGCAGGTCGTGACTGGTCCAGGCGCCTTGGCCTAACCAGACAAACAACTCGAAGGCTTGCGCCCGACTGAGTGGCTGGCCGGAACGCTTGGTCGAGGGAAACAGGAAGGCCCCGGCATACCCACGCCCCTGTTGCAGCCATTTATGGTGGTGAAGGAAGGCCACCGCCTGAGCGGTCAGCGGCAGCACATGGTCGCGGCCACCCTTGGTCACCCGCGCCGGGATAAACCACTCGGCATTGACCAGGTCGACGTCTTGCCAGCGGGCCAAACGGGTTTCATTGAGGCGCGTGCCATGGGTCAGCATCAGCACGGCAAAGGTCACGTGACGCGGCGCCACGGCAAAGGACGTCGCCCAATGGGCCAACAAGGCCGGTACCGCGGTATGCCGCAACCGCGCCCCTTTGGGTTTGATGTTGGTTTTGTTGAACTGCCCAAAAGAGATCCCGGCCAGCGGATCGGCCGGCAGACGGTCGAGGGCCACGGCGCGCTTGCAGGCCAACTTAAGGATGGCAAACACGGCACGGACATGCGCCAGGCTGGCTTCAGTTTGCAGCGGCAGGTACAGACGCTCGTCGACGCTGGTCTTGTTGAGGTCGGCCAACGGCAGATCCCCCAGGCGCGGCAGCAGTTGCCGGCGGATCGCCGAGAGCACGGTGCTCTGCCGGGGCTTGGACAGGCCGCGACCGACCCGGACCCGCTCGGCGTACCAGGTGAGCAACTGACCGACACTGTCCCAAGCCCCGACCGTGGCCACCGCCACCGGATCCCGCTGCAGGCGCGACAGCACCAGGGGCAAGTTGTCGAGCATGGTCCGGGCGTTGATCTCCGGCCAGTTGCCGGCTTTCTTCCATTGGCCGTTGCGCACCAGGAACCAACTGCCCTGGGCGCGATCCTTGAGGCGGTAGCGAAAGCGCAGCGGGTGCCGTGGGTCGTTGAGCTCGCGCACCTCGGGGTCCGCAGCGTGCTTTTTAATGGCCGCATCGGACAGCGCGACCTGCAGGGTTTTAGCCATAAACACTCTCCTGGGACGATCTTCAGGCCAAACGCGCCCGTGACGCCGGGGGCGCCTTGTTAGCGATTTAGCGAATTAGCGGCTTAGCTATTGTTGCGGGGAAGGCCAGCGCTGGAATTCCTCGATACCCACCCAACCGATGACGCTGCCGGTTGAAATCATGTCGCAGGCAAATGCCCGGCGGCAGGTGGTCGTCAGCTCAAGCCAGCGACCTGAACGATGGCCAGGGTGCTGCCCATTCCCGACCGTACCGGCATCGCGCAGCACCACCACCACCAATCCCGCGGCCGGAATTTCTGCCGGGGAGCGCCAGAAGCCCGCCAGACGCCCATGCTCGCCCTTGTGAGCCATGGACCGGCCACGGTCATACCCGGACTGCCAACTATTGGCATCGGATTGCAGGGTGGCGACTTGCGAACGCAACAGCGTCCTCTCGGCCTCCAGATCGTCCACACGCTGATCGGCGATGTTCAGGCGTTCCTGCAGCGCGCCTATTTGATCGGAGGCGGCCGACTCGACAGGGCCGCGGTAGATCGGAATGGTGTACACCCCGACCGGCTCGGTTCTGAACATGGCCGTTCGACCGCCATACGCGCTGGCCAGCCCCGCGGGTGAAACAAACCCAATCTGATCGATGCGCTTCATGCCTTGACCCCGCGATAAGCCCGAACAACGGCCGCGAGGGTGTCGCCGAACAGCAGCCAAATGACGAACGCCGGCGACCAGATCCACCAGGTCCACGCCGGCAGCAAGGTCACCAGCAGCACTATCGGCACCACCAGGACCGCCGCGCACAGCGCAAAGATGGTCATGACCAGGAACAGACCCAGTTCACGCTTGGCGGATTGCTTGAAGGCCACCCAGGCCGCCCGGAGTTTAGGCGTCATGCCACCCCCTCCAGCGCGTCCAGGTGCAGCGGCGCATTGCCGGTCTGCACCATAAAACCGTCCAGGAGCAAGGCGAAGGCCTCGGCAAACAACTGGCTGTCATCCGGGCGCAGCTGCGGCCAGCCGACCACCTCCTCGCCCAACGCGGCATAGGCGGCGACTTCCAGATCAGCCAGCGCCTGAACCCCGGAATACAGGTAACTGGCGCGCATACCCACCAGGCCATGCCCGCGACCGGCCAGCCAGCACACCGAGGCCAACGCGGTCAGCGGCTTGACGAACATCAGGCAATGCGCGCGCCCTGGGGCCTCCCAGCCACCGGCCCAGTGAAAGCCGGCCAGATCACCGCCGGCCTGCAAGCGCTCGGTGGTTTCCGTGGGCAGGACCGCGGGCAAGCTGCCCCGCGCGGAATCCAGATGCACGGCAAAGCCCAGGGCGGCGCCGAGCGCGTAGGGACTGACGTCCTTAAATCCAGCAAACAACGGGTGCATGGTCATACAGTCCCCACTTGGGCTTCAATAAAGGTCCGGGCTTCGGCCAACCGCCGGCGGTAGGTCCGCAGACTGATGCCCAGGGCCGCGGCGTGTTCAAACTGGCCAATGCCACGCGGGTCATAGCCGCGGATCTTTCGGCGCTTGGCGACCTGCCACCAACCGGCGCCGTACTCCAGGCGCAGCACGTCGGCGCACCACGGGTCACGGGCAAACAAACGCAGGGCGGCCGACTCGATGTGCGCTTCCAGGCTGTCCGCCGGCTCACGCGAGCCACCGCCGCCGGCAAACATCAACTCGCCCTTGTTGTCGATCAACTTGGCCAGCATCGAGCGACCGGCACTGGCCTGCTCACCGGTCAGGCACCAGCGGGCCCACAGCTCCAGGGCATCGTCCAATCCATTGCGTGCGCGCCTTGCCATTGATTGCCCCTTAGCCGCCGGCTTCAGGGGTCAGCTGATGGCCGTTGCGTGGATCCCGGCGACAGGCCGGAAACTTCAAGTCGTTGCGGCACACCGGCAGGTCAAAGATGAACACCGCCCGCGTACAAATGTGGCAGCCCTTGGCGCGAATCTCCTGGGCCTCGACGATCTTGGCCGGGTCGCCATAGGCGTAGCCCGGCAGCGCCCGGCTAACCAAGGGTGGTCGCCCGCTTGCCCAGGCCCTGGGCCAGCAGCAGCTCGGAGAGCGCCTCCAGCGGTGCGCGCACATGCGCGTAACCGGCCTGACCATCGGTGACCATCACGTCCTCGCGGCGGATCGCCACCGAGCCCGAATGCAGGCTGCCATGCACATGCCACAGCACCCCGCCCTGTTCGCGGATCAGCTGCGCCTCTTCGGCCGACAGGCAATGCACCACCACCAGGCCCCCGGCCAGCGTGCGCCGCCCTTCCAGGCCGCTCAGGGCTTCACCGAGGATGCGCGCCCGCGACACCCCGAAGTCGGCACGCGGGGTGGCCTGGGCATAGGCCGCCAGGCGCGCCTTGCCCGAGTTCACCAGGTGGTCGGCAATGGCCAAACGTTCCGACGGCAGGCCGCCCGAGAGTGCAATCAACAACACAGCGATTCCCCTTGCCACGCTTAAGCCACTGCGCGGTCGATTTTGGCTTGACGGATGACTTTCAGGTGGTCGTGCAGCAGGGCCGGCAGCGGCGCCTCACCGGCGGCCAGGGCGCGCTCGGTGGCGGCCTCGACTTCATCGACGGTGACGTTGGTGGCACACCAGCGGCGAAACAATTGCCGGGTCAACGGATCATTGGCCAGGTACGGCGGGCAGTTGAGGTCGTCTTTAAACCAGGCGGCCCATTGCTTGTCGGTGTCGAACAGCTGCCGCCCGGACGCTTGCGGCAGTGGGGTGGGCACGCTCGGGCGCAGGCGTTCGGCCAGTTCGCCGACCAGGGTCAGGCGCAGACGGCCGTCATCAGTGGCCTGATCGAGCACGCGGGCATGGTCGCAATAGGCGAGGAACTCGACGGCCTGTTCCTGGTTGCAGCTGAGCTCGGTGAGGAAATCGCCCCAGGCCAGCACCACGCTGGGCGGCCCTTCGGCCGGCAGGCGTTCGGTGACCAGTTCGACCAGCTTTAACAGGCGGGCCAGGCCGATCAGGCCAAAGCGCTGCTCAAGCTTTTTACTGATCACCAGCGATGAGCACAGCCACGGCTTAGGACTGGCCATGGGCGGCCTCCAGGGAGCGCGCATACGGGCCATAAATACCGTTGAAATCGACCAGGCCATGCGAACGACGAACGATCTTCAGCGCCGCGCCAAACACCGGCGGGTTTTCAAAGCGGCGCCAGGAATCCACGGTGCGGCGCTTTTCGTCGAGCAGCTCGGCGGCGGCCTTGGAGGCGGCGACCGGCGCCAAACTGTTGATCCACTCGTTGAGTTCCACAGCAAAACCTGTTTTGAACATTAATACTGTTATTCTAAGCGCCCATCGGAAAAAAACAACAGCTTGAATGTTATTTTGCTGTTTCCGTGTATATTTAGACCGGTAAAGCCACCGGTCGAGATGCCCATGTTTGATATTCGCCACAAGATTTCCGCCCGCTTGAAGGCCTGCCGCGCGGCTAAAGGCTGGACCTTTCAAGAAACCGCTCAGAACCTGTCAGCCATCGTGCAGCACAAGGTGATCCCGTCGCGGTATGGCAACTGGGAACTGGGCATCAACATCCCGCCCAGCGACATGGCGATTGCCCTCGGCCAACTGTTTGGCAAGCCGGCGGCCTGGATCGCCGCGCTGTCCAACGACGACGGCACCTCACCCGCGCAGGACTGCTACACCGTGCCCCTGGTCGAACCCATCGCCAGCGCCCACGGCCTGCTCGACCTCGGCGACGATGCCCTGGCCTTTCGTAAAACCTTCCTCAAGCAGGCCAAGGTCGACCGCCAACGCCTGCTGTTGGTGGCCGCGCCCGACGACAGCATGAGCGGGGTGATCAGCAAAAATGACCGGGTGCTGATCGACCTGGCCGACACGAAAGTGCTGGCCGACGACCTGTTTGCCTTGATCATCAATGGCCGCCTGTGGCTGCGCTGGATCCGGCAGAACATCGACGGCTCGTATTGCATCCAGGCCGAACTGCGCGAACGTTTCCCCGATGAGCAGGTCAGCGCGCAAGCCATGGCCAGCCTGCACGTCCTGGGCCGCGTGCGCATGATCGCCCACCTGCGCTAACCCCCGAACCCCCTAACGCCCCAGCCGGGGCGCTCTTTCGCTCAACACTTACAGTTTAGGTGTTATTAACAGTCTCAAAGGGTAGCAATCAGATGACTAACGGAATGTTTGATGGTGCGGCGGTGTTCACTGAAGACACACAGCGCTATCTCTTTACTCGGCTCACCCGCAAAAGCGCACAGGCCGCGGGGATTGAAGCCCTGGCCAAGGTGGCGATCAGCGAAGGTGATCTGAACGCACTGGAACGGATCGCCGCCCTGGCCGCGCAATTGACCGAAGCCCTGGATGAACTCTCCAACTACGCCGGGCAAATGACCTCAGCCACCCTCGCCACCCCGCAGTAACCCGCAGCACCCCGCGACTCCCCGCCCCTGCCACCCCCGGCCTTCTCGATTTGCGGATTAGCCCATTAGCTAATTCGCAAATTCGCTATGCATCCTTTTCAGCGGCGCCTATACTTCGTTCGACGTTAGCTAATTCGCTAAATCGCACAAGGAAACCCCGCATGCAACCCCCATTCGTCCTTCAGCAAATCCCCCTCGCCATTGGCTGCATCTCGCAAAAAGGCGGCGCCTGGAAAACCACCTTCGCCCGCGCCCTCGGCACCGCTTATACCCTGGCCGGCTGGGCCACCAAGATCATCGACCTCGACACCAAACAAGCCACGGCCACCAACTGGCAGCACCGCCGCCTGCGCGCCGGCATCAGCCCTGACGTGCCGGTGCAGCTGTACGGCAACGTGGCCACCGCCCTGAGCCGCGCCGGTGATGCCGACCTGTTCATCTTCGACGGCCCGGCCAACGCCACCGAAGAAACGGTGAAGATCGCCAAAGCCTGCCAACTGCTGATTTTGCCCACCGGCCTGACCCTGGATGACCTAGAGCCGCAAGTGGCCCTGGCCAACAGCTTGGTCGACAAGGAAGGCATCCCGGTCGAGCGCATCGTCTTCGCCCTGTGCAAGGCGACCAAACGCCAGGCGCCGATTGACGCCGCACGTGAGTACCTGGGCAAAACCCGCTTTGCCGTGCTCGACGGCTCGATCCAGCACCAGGACGCCTACGCCAGCGCCATGAACGAAGGCCGCTCGATCATCGAAACCCCATACAAAGGCCCGCGCCTGAAAGCCATGGAGGTTATCCAGTCGGCCGTCGATCACTTCCAACGCCTGACCGCGGCCTGATCTTATTTTATTAGCGAATTAGCTAATTAGCGCAACGACTGCTAAGCTCCCCTCACTGCCCACAGGAACACCGCCATGCCGACCAAGACCAGCAAACCGACCAAGACCCCTGAAACCACCGCCCTCAAAGTGGCCAAGCCGCCGCGCCGCAACACCCTCGGCGAACCGCCACAGTCGGCCGCTGACACGGCCAGCGTGGGCAACAACACCAAGGTGGCGGCTGACAACAAACTGGTGGATTTGGGGTTTAAGGTGGCCCACGAATTCCGCCGCAACTTCCGCACGTTTTGCGCGAGCAACGACTTGGCGCAAGTGGATGCACTGAAAGAAGCGATGGCTGATTACATGAAAAAGAAAGGCTGGGAATCCAGCAACTGAAGAAGGGAGCGAGCGTCCAGGTGGTCGAAGACCTGGACGCTCATAACACACCGAAACCCCGCAAAAGGTCAACGACATGTCAGAGCACGAATATACCACCCTGCGCGCCAAACCGCTGAACGAACTGCTGCAACTCTCCACCCGGCAGATGGCCTTGTTCCTCGCCACCTGCTCACCGCGCACCCAACACGCCATCTTTAAGGCGCGCTGGATCCGCTAGGCCACCCCCCGCCCAACAAAAAGCCCCGACTGGTTCGGGGCTTTTTTGTGGCCGCGTGACCGGTCACAGCTCGACGACAAACGCCTGCAACCCGACCGCCACGGCAAACCGGCTCAAGGTCTCCAGGCTGGCCCAGGTGCGCACCGGCTCACGCCGCGAACGCACCGGGATCCAACGCGCTTGCGAACCGCCGAGGCGCACCTCCAGGGTCCAGCGTTGCGGCGCCTGCCGTTGGCGCGCCACCTTGCACTCGCGCACCGCCTGCTGACTCACCAGCAGCCGCAACGCATCCTCATCCAAGGCCTTCCCAATCATGCATACCCTCGCCACAAATCCGTGAGACTGGCGCGCACCTTGCCACAGCCGCGCGCCCCGGCCAACTGTCCCACCGAGGGTCATCACCTCAGCCAGCATCACGGCGCCGCCTCGTCCAGGTCCAGGCGCAAGCGCGACACGGTCAGCTCCTGGCCGGCGGCGAGGTCACCGAACGGGTTCTCCGGCGTCCAGCTGAAGCGGCTGACGGTGCGTTTTTCGTCCAGGTGCAGGGTGTACAGCCAGCCCACCGGCTGCGCGGGATCGGCCAGCGGGTTGTGCGTGGTCGACCACGGATCGAGGTAACGCGACTCGCCTTTGAGTTCACGCCAGGTGGTCAGCGTCACCGTCGAGCCGGG